ATTCCGACAATATTCCTATAAAACTACCTAAGTATCCCCTAGGGGGTTGTATAAATATGTACCCTATAGATGTAAAGGCTCCCCTGGGGGTCCTAATAACATTATACACCTCTTTTCCAATTTTGTCTAGTACCAAATTGACGCAGATGTAATTATTTAAAAATAATACTTGACAAAATTGAATATAAGCACTATAATAGGAAGTATATATTATTCAAAGGACACACATACACGCACATATCTAATAAGACAAAAGGGGTCGTCACGAATAATATAAAATTTATGCTAGATCTAGACATAGAAAAAACAAAAAAACTTCCTTTTAAGGAAATAATGGAGATAATTAATGCAAGACACGGGTTCTTCTATAGTAAAAACTCAAAAGAGAAACTTAACCGATATGCAGGAAAAGTTTCTAGACGTACTTTTCGGAGAAGCAAGAGGAAATCCACGAGAAGCAGCAAGAATAGCAGGCTACTCAGAGCATAGTTATCCAAAAGTTATACGGAATTTAAAAAAAGAGATTACAGAATTGGCGGAGATCCACCTATCTACACACTCTGCCAAAGCAGCTACTCGGTTAACAGACCTACTAGACGAAGACGGGACCACACCACACTCTAATATTCGTCTAGCAGCTGCTAACTCTTTGTTAGATAGGGTAGGAATTGTAAAAAAAGATCAATTAGATATAAATATGAAAGCAATGCATGGAATATTTATATTACCGCCAAAAGATGGAACCGATAAAGATCAAAAGAAGAGCTAGGACCATTCCATTTGGCTTTAAACAGTCACAAGATCCTGATTATCTGGAACCTGTGAAAGAAGAATTACAAGCTCTTGACCAAGCACGAGAATATTCGAAGACTTGTTCGTTAAGA